TCAGATGTGATAATGCTAACACTATTTTTCTGAACATCAAGAACGCTGTTGTTATCTATGTCAAACTCTGGTTTATCCGACCACTCTGGAATAGCCTTTAACCGTCTATTAACTAGATGGTAGTCAGGTATCTGTCTTAGTACACCCTTGCTATTATAAGCATAGATGTCTATAGCTTCCTGAGTATGGTCAAAGAGGCTAAGATTTTCCTCTTCGTTCCTTAAATCAGGGATTACATCGGGCACAACTTCAATAGTTGTATCCTGAGTAGGTACTTGGTTATCTATTTCCATTTGTAACTGGTCTACCAGTTCGGTTATGTTTACATCATTATTATTCATGATATTACATTTCTCCATTTTATTAGGGTTATTGATTAACTATAGTAATATTAGTAGTAGTTGTATCGTAAGTGTATAAGGTCTGGTTAACCCCTGCGTAATCAGGAACTATAAATAGTCCCATCCATTCCAACTCAGCAACTCGAACCGCCCGGTCTCTGTGCACCTGCTCCCCTTTAAAAATCCACCGTCTATGTCAGGGAACCCGTTAATATTTATCGTACTTCTTATAGACCTATAATAGATAAAAGTTCCATTTTATTTAAAATAAATAGAATTATTTCTACCTGCTACAGCTACAGTGCACAGCTACAGCCTACTTAATGCCAACCTGAACCAAACAAAAACGAATTTCTCAATCCACTTATTTCAACCTGATTAGGGTTAAGGGGGAGTACCGTGCAAAATAAAAGAGAGACGGACATAATTATATAATTTTTTTAAAATTTTTTATAATTTTTTTTTAATATTTTTTGGATCTTTAGCTAAAAAAGGGGGGAAAGTGAGGTCGGGATACTATTTTTAAAATTCTGGATAATATATATAATATATATACTATTATTAATATTAGTAATATTATTAATATTATAATATTATAATATTATTAATATTATTTAATATTATTAATATATTAATACTCTTATAATCCCAACCTAAATAAACGACTTAATTAATATTAAATAGTAAATTTTGTTTTTGCAACTATTATTTTTAAATTAGCACATGGAAGATAAAAGAACTTTATTTCAAAGAGCAAGAGCAGGGGACTTTGATACCGACAACTTACTGACTAATTTAAACCGTTGTAAGGAGATAGCGAATGATCTATCTTTTTCCAGTATCGTAGATAATACATCTAGAGATATGGGGCTTATAGCAGAATTGCTGTACCGGGTAAAGAATATGCCCAGTATAGAATACGTAGATTTTGAATCTATGTTTGAAGAATATTACATGGCAACCGGAGGGAGTAGGAAAGGTGACTGAAGTCAAAAGGTTTGGGAGTGTTGCTTGGCGTACAAACGCAAAATAAAAGGAAAAGACCACTACATCTTTTCTAATAAAAAAGAGTTCCGGGAAAAATATCCTGATGAACCTATCGTAGATAACTGGAAAGAAGCAGAGGAAAGTCAATGGTGTTATTCAGATGATGGACAAGTCGTTATGGTTATTAAAAAAGGATTTTTTCAAGGTAGTGGAGCGGATAAAAGAAAAGTTACATATATTCGGACTTTACTCGGCATGGTTAATATCAATAGTAATTCAACCCTTACTGGTGCTCCTGCAAAACATATCTACAGCTTTACGAAAAAAACTCCGTACAAGGAGGCACTAGAAGGTCAATTATCACACGGGAAGAAGTTATTTGCAAAATACGTAGCAGTTGGTATGAGACCAGTAGATGCTTATATGAAAGCATACCCAGATGCAAAAAGCAAAGACTATGCAACGAGTAGAGCAAAAGTTTTATTAAGAAGTGAAAGGGTCAGTGAAATGGTAGATAAAGAAATAGAATTATTATTAAGTGATGTTGGAATTACCAAGCGTTACTTACTAGAAGAAGCAAAGGCGATAGTAGATAAACCAGATGCTAGAGACGGGGATAAGTTAAGATCACTAGAGACCTTAATGAAGATATCAGGTTTACTTACCACTGAAAAGAAAACAGACTCTATCGCTATGATACAAGAGTTCACTGGATTTAGTAAAGATAAACTAATGGCATTTGAACAGGGAGCCCTCCCGCCAAAACAAAAAGAACTATCAGATGGTAGTTAAAACAGTATTCGTTAGTAACAGCTATTGGGACATACAGCCTATGCCTATATGGCGTTATACAGTACCTAGAAAGGTGTTTTGGGGTAAGGGGCGATATAAGGTAAGCTTTCCCAATATTAAAGCGATTAAGAGTAAATAATGCCGGAAACATTTGAAAATTGGTGGGCTGATGTATTAAAAAAGCATAACTATGCTCCAGATCCTAATGACCCGGAACATTTCTATGATTACAGAGCTGCGTTTGAAGCTGGTCATAAAATACCAGAAGAAGGGGAGCATTGGAGTTCTCAGTTTAAACACGAATTACATGAGGATAGATTTCTAAGGGGAGACCATCCTGATATTAATAAACCTGATGTTGACTGGTGGGATACTAAATATGATACACCAGCTAAGAATATGGATGTTATATTATTTGATGCTATCAGAAAAGACTATTTAAGAAGATTAAGAAGTAGATAGTGCCTAACAATTTTAACATAACCCCTAGTCCTTCAGAAATGAAGGAAAGAGATGAGGTACTTGCAAAGTCTTACAATAATTTAATTTATTTTGGCAGGGCTTTCTTACCGAGGGACTTTATGAACAAGTCGGCTTCTCCTGATTTTCATTTTGATGTAGCGAAGAAACTGATACGAACCGATCCCGGTGGTAGAACTTGTGTGGTTATGCCGAGGGGTTTTGGAAAGTCTATCTTGTCAAAGGCTGCAATTATGCATAAATTGTGCTTTTCCAATAAGGATAAACAAAATTTTGTTGCTTGGGTATCCGAGGAGCAGAGTCAGTCTATTGACCATTTAAAATATTTGAGGAATCATTTTGAGGTTAATAAAAAGATTAAATACTATTTTGGCAATATGGATGGTAGCAGTGTCGGAAAGCGTTGGACAGAGAAAGATATTGTTACTCCCAAAGGTGATAGGGTTATTGCCAAAGGAACTTCACAAAGACTTAGGGGTAGATCTGAAGTAGATGTCCGGTACACAGGCATCATTTTAGACGACTTTGAATCCGAACTTAACACCAAGACACCAGAGCGTAGAGCTGAGATCAAGAAATGGATCGTATCTACGGTATACCCCGCACTGGAAGAAACTCCCGGTAATGAAGGATGGATATGGTTATGTGGTACGATTGTTCACTTTGATAGCTTTTTACAGATGGTATGTGATGGTTATAAGAAAGCAGTTAAGGATGGTAGAGATTATCCTTGGGACTTGGTATTCCACAGGGCGATTGAAGATGGAAAGTCTATTTGGGCAGAACAATTTTCTTTGGAAAAGCTTGATGGCAAAAAACGGGAGTTCATTGAAGCAGGTCTGGTCAATAAGTTTGCACAGGAGTACATGAATGATGCGAGGGATATTTCCAATGCTGCATTTAAAATTGACAGAATCCAATACTACAACGGGCAGGTAGAGAACCGTCAGGGTTTTAACTACTTGATTGATGGTGAAGATGCCACGCCCCTTAATGTCTATATTGGCGTTGACCTCGCTGCGACAGCCACTGAAACATCGGATTTTCAGGTCATTATGGTTATGGGTATTGATGCTAGTGGAAATCGTTATGTGTTGGATTATTATCGTGAGCGTATACCTACCTTTGATATTCCTCCTAAAATCATTGAGTTTGCTAAGCGATTTTCCCCAGTTCGTAGGGTCACGATTGAAACGGTTGCTGCCCAAGAGATGGTTAGAGATATGGTCACAAGGCTCTCTACGAAAGAAAAAAGATTAATGCCCGGTATCTTCAAAGGGGTAAAACCTCCAGCTAGAGTGAAAAAAGAAGATAGGTTAGAAACAGCACTTGGTGCGATTGTCAATTCAAAGAAACTTTACATTCAAAGGCATATGACAGAATTAGTAGATGAACTATTTGAACATCCAAAGCCAAGACATGATGATTTAATGGATGGGCTCTACTATGCAGATTACTTTGCTAAGGCTCCAAAGAGTACAAAAACAAAACTAGAGAACTTGCATAATGATAAATTAGATGACCGCAAGTTTGGAGTTAAAAAAGTTTATAACTGGATGACCGGATCAAGAGCATAATCATTATTGTTTTGTATTTTATTTTTTCGTAATCTATACTAAATTATAAATCCATATGCCAAGATATTCAAAAAGATCAAAAGATAGACTTGCAACCTGCGACCCTCGTTTGCAAGAAGTTTTCAATGAAGTAATCAAGTATGTAGATTGTTCCATCCTAGAAGGACATAGGAGCAAAGAAAGGCAAAACAAACTGTATGATGAAGGTAGGACTAAAGTACGTTACCCTAACGGTCGTCATAACTCTAACCCTTCTAAAGCCTGCGATGTTACTCCCTACCCTGTGGATTGGGATGACAGAGAGCGTCAAACTTTATTCGCAGGGTTCGTTATTGGTATGGCTCGCTCTATGGGTTATAAGCTGAGGTGGGGAGGAGACTGGGATATGGATTTTCAAGTCATGGACAACCGTTTCGATGACTTTCCACATTTTGAGATAAGGGACAAATAATGCCAAATACAGATACAGTAACCGCCAAACTAACTCCGGGTGAATTTGTAATTAAAAAGAGTGCAGTAGACATTCTTGGAGTACCACTACTAAGAAAATTAAACAACCTACCGGATGAAGGTGGTCACGCTAATATGGATAAATTAATATCAATGGCTACTCTTGCAAACGCCAAACCTATGATGGGCGGTGGTGTTACAACCCCTAATTACGAAGGTGGTGATATGGTTGGTTATGCTGGTGGTGGATATATGAAACCAAAAAAATACCAAAATGGTGGAAAGGTTTCTCCAGAAATGCTTATGGATTTAGCTAGAATAAAAAATCTAAATTATACACAGCCTTCATTTAGATTTCCAATAATGGAATCTTTAAATAATCTAGATCTATCTGATGCTTATATGGATTCTGTGCGTTCTGGTGGCAATACTGAAATGTTTGATAGGCTTAGATCACTTGCATCAAGCTTTGGTCAAAAAAATAATAACTCCGAAGAGAGATACAAACCTCTTTCAGATGAGGAAATCCTTGATTTTTATAATCAATTAAAAAAATCATCAATGATGAAACCAAAAAAATACCAAGATGGTGGGGTACTTCCCAGCGATTTAATATTAGAGCAACCGGGAGAACTGCCAGAATCTTTATTTATTAAAAAAACCAAAGAGCCAGACGAGGAAGAATTTTTAAGAGTTGTTACTGAAGCTATGAAGGCTCAACAAAAAGCCCAATTTTTAAAAGCTGCAAGTATGATTCCAGATACGCCAATGGACTCTCCCCCTCAGGTAATGCAACGAATTCCTATTCCTCCGGAATCAGCAATGGGCTTTTCAACAAAGCCTAATATCAATATTAAAACACCACTACTTGGTGGTTATCAAGACGGTGGTGCAGTTCAAGATGATGCTATGATGCAGCAATTTTTACAGCAGCAACAAATGATGCAGCAACCACAACAGGGTGGTAATGGATTTGTACCTTTCGACCAAAGACAGCCGGGTGCAGCGGCTAGTGGTAGTTGGGGAGA